TCATCTTCAAAGTTAACAGATATTCTAATTAATTGTGCCATTAGGCAGCATCTTCAATAAAACAAACATCGCGCCACGACATCACAAGATATTTTACTTCATCCTCTGTATATGCAAAGTACTTTAAGTATTCATCTTTTGGATCATCGTTCATTGTGCCAAAGCGTACTCTTGCGCCAACAAATACTGGCATCTCTTCACGTTTACCATTAATTAGTTTAGTGCCTGGGCCAACTGCTACAACTGTACCCATGTTTTCAGCTTCTTTGTTGTCATAGATAATTACACTAGATAATTCTCTGACATCGGGTCTAACGACAATCTTATCTCTAATTGGTTTCAGTTTCATTTTGTACCCTTTGCTGGTCTGCCACGTTTACGAATAGACAATGTATTTATATCTGCTGCTGGCTCTGAAATCATAATGCCATCAAAGACATTTTTAATCTCATCGTTAGCATATATTAAATCATCTAATGAAATTGGGAAAAGTGTGTATTCGCCACACCAATTGTTGTCGTGTTTATTAACAGCTTGAGGGTATCTGTGACATTCGCCTAGAACGCCACCAGAAATAAAGAATTTACAACTAGCACAGTTTTGTTTAGTATTCATATTAGTCATGCAATGTTTCTCCACATTGTTTGATTAGAACCCTAGCTGGCCTCTGCACCAGACTAGGGTTTGTTTTTTATTTACAGTCTTGTTCGTGTTCTACACGTTTGTGTTCATAAGCAACGTGTTCTTTAGAACCGCCCTTAAGTTCACCTAATGTACCATCAAACTTACCAGCATGGCTCATTTCACGCAAGCCCATGCCATCAGCTTTACCCATGCCAACGCCACCAACTAGTTTCATTTTACGTTCGCCAGACATATCTGAAGCGTTTACGCCCTTTGGCAATTTCTCGCCACTCATGCCTTTAGCAGGCTGTGTATCTTTAATACCCATGATATTTCCTTTTAATTTGCAAATTAAGTTAAATTATAAATCACAATCTATAGCTTGTGATATTTTATTTTAGCAGAATATTCTTTCTTAAGTTCAACTATTTGCTCAATCGTATAATGATTAGGCTCATGCTTGCTTTCTAGCCATTCTACTGTATCAATGCCTAGTTTCTTAATTAAGTTCTGTCTGTATAAAATTATATTGCCCGACAAGAACGAATTGCAATGCTCACATTGGGCATGAACATTCAATTCATTAAATCGCAACTCTGGGCAAGCACCAACGCTTCTATAATGCCCTGCGTTAATCTTTTTGTGCATTGGCTTGTCACAGCTTATACAATTCTTACCTTCATCACGCAGTCTGATCCAGCGATTAAATACAATCTGTGCTTCTCGCAAGTAATCGCCTTTAGTCTTTAACTTTTCTTTAGCAACTTTGTATGCTTTACGTTCTTTGGCTTCACGTTGCTTTGTTGCCATTGCAACTGCACAAGCCCAGCCACATACTTGTTGCGTTGTCTTTAATGGCTCAAATTTATCAGCACAGATTTTACATTTCTTTGGTTTCATTATATCTTTCTGCGTAAATTTTAGCTTCGGCTGCTGATCTAAATGTCAACAATGGCTTTGACTTATGTGCATCTGTCTTTTTATTAAAACCATACAGTTGAAATACATGATACACAATATTATCTGCTGGCCCAGTCTTTGCAATGGAGTATTTACCACACTCACTAATTAAAGCGTATTCACCCCATTTTTTCCATTTCATTTAATAATCTTTCTGCATATTTCAGTCATCCAATTAATCAAAGCATCTGGCGTATATTCTCGCTGATACTGCGTACATCGTTTAGTACCTTTAACATTTCCACAAATTGATCTGTCAGTCAATGCTGTGTTTTTTGGTGGTGGGGGGGGTAAATCATTAAATCCAATACCGCAAATATAAAGTTTTGTTTGTTTATGCGCTACATGACCAAAATCAAACTGATCTATTTCTATTGTAAACCCACCAAATTCATCACAAAACATACCCACAGGCAATTCAGCTTCTTTAAACAATCTTGAACTAGCTGGATGTTCTAATACACCACCATTTAATCTTACTTGCGCTAAAGCTAAATATGCAAGTTGCTTTTCACCTTCTCTTGGGTTTGCCATATGTGATAATTGCCCCCAAGCACGACAAGGTGGATGCGCTATTACTGGCATCTTTTTACAAAATGCTCTCGCATCACGATGTATGTCATAAACATCATACATATCAAAGTCTTTATAACGACTGTCATCTCTAGCAAATAAAACTGCTATTTTGTTCATGCGTCTTTAATCTCTTCAAGAAAATTCATGTAAGGGATACGGATATGTTTGTTAAAGAATTCCGCAGCTGGCACATTGGTATTTAACTCTCTGCGTGTCTTAATTTTACAAATGGCTTTAATCATGTCAGATGCAGCTTCTTCGCTGTCAATATCTTCACCATAATTATCTTCTAGCCATTCCCAGAAAAATGTTTCTTTACACCAGCGAACAGCCAACAACCCCAAGCCATTCATTCTGTTTTCTTGTGTAACGATATTGTTTCGTAATTGCTGGGCGGATGCTTCTTGTGACATACGCACTATTGCAATGGGTATATCAATAGGAAAATTTGTTAGAAACACATCTTTGAACTGCATATCAATGTCCACAGTAATTCTTAATGTGCCATCCGCAAGTTCTTTCATAGTCCTTCTAGTGCCTGTTATTGCTTCCATTACAACTCCTCATGCTTATCATAAAAATCGCTTACAGCTTGTTTCTGTAATGCTTGGACATATTGAAAAACCATTAAACCAACTTCTTTAGCAGTCAATGTATCTGATTTTTCACCATCGTATATATTCCTAACCATACGGCCTAGCATCTCTAAATGTTTGTCTTGCATCATGCAATCCTTTTCAGATTAAGTTTAGATAACATCTCTTGCAGCTTACGATGATTAGCTTCTTTTTCCTCTTGCGTAAACTTTCGAGTAATTCCAATAAAATCTTTATGAGCCGTTGTAGATGATTTACATTGTGCTTTAAACTGATCGCATGATGGTGCGTAATCATAATGAGCATTTAATGCAGCTTTAATCCTGTCGGCAGATATACCAGCAAGTTCTTCAGCCCAAACCTGTTTAGCATTAATTAAACCTAAATCATTACCCTGGCCATCCGTTTTGCTCATTTTAAATTTGTCAGTAAAGTTATTACCAAACCTACCATGCAACCTCAAAAAGATGCGTTCAATCCATTCTTGCGGTAAAGAATTAATCACTTGTAATCTCCTTTTCTTCAATTGAATATTTGTTTAATAAGTTTCCAAACGCTGCATTTGATACTGATGCTCTTTCATCTTGGTAAGATTTTGATTTAGGTTTATCAACCCAGCTGGCATCAAATCCAATCCAACCTTGTTCGCAGCATTTAATAATTGCTTGTTCAGCAGACCATCCAAGTAGCCTTGCTTGTTTTTCTATTGCATTAAACACACGTTCAGTAACTGGCTTCTTTTTTCTAACAGCTAACCATTCTGCTAATAATTCCGCAGGAATAGGTGGTGTGTATTTAATTGGTTTATGGTTATTGGTTATTGGTTTATGGTTATTGGTTGGTTGAACGGGCGTTGAACTTCCGTTTAACTTCCGTTTCTCTGCCGATGCTTTACCTGCCCTAGATGCAGTTTCAATCTGTTTTTGATACTCAAATATAATTTGATTGCACCTGGTATGATGCCATTGATCATCAACTAATTTAAAATACATATTAAGCAAACCTTCAACAACATCTTCAGATTCTCTAGCATTTGTTTTCATGCTTAATGTAAAAATATCATTAGGTAATGCTTCTTCAGTATCGTAATAAAGCCAAATTAACTTCATATAAATACCAACTTCTTCATTTGTTAAGAATGAAGTGTCTTTAATAAAATCACCAATATGATGTTGGTAGTAGTGCATATTACTCACCAAACTTTTTAAAATAATCATTTAGGGTCGTAATTAAGTAGTGTGGAACTTCTATACCCTTTAATATCTTGTTAATCATGTGACGGCTGATCTGCGTTTCCTTTTGTATCACGCTGATTTTCATACCACTTTTTAGCTTTGTTCGTACTTTTTCTGTTAAATCTTGCATAGTTCTCTCCTGGTTAATGACAATCGAATTGTTGCACAACTATTTATTTAACGCAAAATATAAATATTTATTGAAATTATTTGCATTTATTTGTTGCATTATGTTTTTTACATCTGTATAGTCGTAACTGTAGTAACTAATTAACTTGATTGGAGAGTCAAAATGTTTGATTGGGATGCGTACTTTAATACACCAGAAAAAATTGCAGAGAACAAAGCGTTTATGGAAATATTTAGAGCAGAACGTGATGCAGAAGCTAAACGTATCAAAGAAGAGATTGAATTGCATCGTGCAAAGATGCGAGCAGAACAAGCAATTCTTCGTGCAGCCACAGCAGAACTTAAAGCTGACAATGATGCAGCAGAATTAAAAGAATACAAAAGATTGTTTGCAGCAGATAAATCACGTTACCTAGCAGCTTATGGTGATGAAGAGTTAGCACACAGTTTGGCCTGTAGCGATGCACAGTATCGTGAAAATCAAAAACTTGGTTATAGCAACGAATAGGAGAATGTCATGCTTGATAATTTATTAATACTTTGTATGGGTGGTATTGCTACTTGTGTAATATTTTTGGTGGCTGGTTTGGTAGCTAAATGGAAAGGTTGGGAATAATCATGTCAGAACAACAATTTCAAAAAGAAGTCATGGATCAACTTAAAGAACTTGATTACGATGCCATGTACGATAAGTACGAAGATAGATTTATTACATATCTGTATGACAACTTTCCAATCGGTAACGGAACGATGTTAATTAATAAAATGGAAGATACCGACAACTTTGAAGATTTTGTAGATTGCAGATTGACTGAACAAGAACTAATTTATATGGAGAGCAAATAATGAGTAACTTTCAAAAGTTAAGAGATATTAATGTTAATAGCAAGATTGAGAAAAAAAACAACCTTTCTTACTTGTCATGGGCTTGGGCGGTAGATCAGTTGCTAATGCAAGACCCAGCAGCCACTTGGGAATATATGTTGTTTAATGTCAAAGATGCCAACGGCAATGACAACACAGTTCCATATTCATCAATCAATGGTACTGCAATGATATTCTGCACAGTCACAGCGTTTGGTAAAAAGATGACCGCACAATTGCCTGTAATGGATTTTAGGAATAAGGCGATTGTGAACCCAGATGCTTATGCAGTTAATACAGCGATGCAACGATGCCTGGCTAAAGGTATTGCATTACATGGTTTAGGTTTATACATCTACGCAGGTGAAGATATGCCAGAAGAAGATAAGGTACAAGCACCTAAAAAAGTAACACCTACTGCTGGCGCAGGTGAAACTTTAACGGATGACGTTAAACAACACATACAAGATGAAGCAATTGAAATTATTGCTGACATTGAGATGAGCAATTCAGAAGCAGCTTATGATCGCTTAACTGAAGCATCAAAAGATGAATCTGGTGAAGTTAATAATGACTATAAAGTTTATGCTTGGTCACTATTGCCATCTAATGTGCGTACAGCAATCACTAAACACATTAATTCATTGAAAGGTAAATAATGATTATCACTTCACTATACGGAATGGCAACACTTCCAAATAAAGAACATGAAAACAAATTGAAAGCAGCAATTCAATATTTAGGTGAAAAGTATTTATTAGCAACTCTAATCAAAAAGGAAAAAAAATGAATGATGAAGAATTGCTAGATCATTTTGCTGGTTTATCTTTACCATATGCTCATGAATTATGGAAATCATATTTTTTTTCTAAAGAAATGGAATGTGAAAGAAGCAAAATGGTAAATAAAGGCGAATATTTTGATTTTGAAGAATATATGCCATTAATAGCTGAATGTAGTTATTTAATGGCAGATTATATGATGTCAGCAAAAAAAGAATATTTTAAAAATAATCAATTAAATTTAACTGCAATAGATAAATTGGAATTAACTAATAGATCTTATAATGCACTAAAATACAATGACATATTAACTATTGAAAATTTAATTAATTTAACAAAAAAAGATTTATCTTATTTACCCAATATAGGACTTGGAAGTTTAAATGAAATTATAGATACGCTTGCGAAACACAATTTAAAATTAAAAGGAGAATAATTATGAATAATTTATCAGCAGTAGGTAACGTAGGATCAGATGCAGAATTGCGCTTCACTAAAGAAGGCACAGCAATTGCAGGATTTAGCTTTGCTTTGTCATCTGGCTATGGCGATAAAAAGAAAACAACTTGGTTACGTTGCAGTATTTTAGGTAAACGTGGCGAAACTCTTGCGCCAATGCTTACCAAAGGCACACAAATCGCTTTGAACGGGGAAATATCTTTGAATGAATACGTTACAAAGGATGGCACAGCTAAATCGTCTGTAGAGTGTTTAGTGCAGTCTGTGACTTTGCTAGGTAAAAAAGATGCTGCGCCAAAGCCAGCTAGAAATACAGATGCAACTGATCTATCTGATATGGATAGTGATTTAGTACCATTTTAAGTTTTATGGGCGAAAGCGTTAATTAGTCTGACAATCAGACCACGATATATTGTGCAAAAATCTATCAACCAACGTGAGTAGCCCGCCAATTTACAGGAGAATGTAATGAACGCAACCGCAGAAAACAGATTATTAGCATATAAAAGAAAATTACTTATTTTAGATTTGCTTGAGAACCAAAACTTAACTGTTGCTGAAACAGCTAATAAAATCTGTGATTCATTTTTGATTATTAAATCAGAGATTCAAAAGTTATATAAACAAAAACATCTAACTAGAAATAAAAAGTTTGATTCATTTTCAAGAAAAAGAGTGTATGCCTACACGACTATAAACAAAAACTTTCCTATGCCAAACATTAAAGCAACGGATGATCAAATAAAAAAAGTTGATAAAATTGATTTAATTAATGATACGAGCCGTAAAAGAAAACCAGTAGATTTGCCTAAACAATTAATGGAACACAAACGTATCGTTGTTGATCCTAAAAATCCAAACTGTACTACTTATTTGAATTTGGGTAGGGCTGGCTCTGATTATGCCTGGCAACGACCAAAGCGTAAGCATACCTCTGTCAGTATTGGATCAACGTTTAGTTTAATGGATTACGCATCGTGAGTTGGAATTATAGAGTAATGGAATTTGAAGATGATGGTGAAAAATACTATGAAATCAAAGAAGTTTATTATAATCGTGATGGCAGCCTTATGGGTTATTGTAATGCTAGTGTTAGTGGCGAATCTTTTGACGATGTTATTAAAGTCTTGGATATGATGAAAACAAATGCACACAAGGAAGTGTTAAAGCCTAGTGACTTTGATAAAGGGAATATCCCATAGGGGATAGCAACAAAATATACCTTGTAGGTTAAGTGTCACTTTTATGTACGTTAATGGATGGTATGTAGGTAAAAGCTAATATTATGTCCACTATAAAGGAGAAAATATGAGTAACAAAATTCAAGACCTAGAACAGCAAATATTAAAGGCTTGGTCGTTAAAAAAAGACATTAGCACTTTAACTGAAGTTGCAGATTGGACAACTATTAATCCAGTTTTTATGGATAGGTTGTTAAGCATTGCCTGTGTTCATGAAATGCACATGGAAGCATTGTGGGGTTTATATGAAGAAGTGGTTAATGAATATTATATTTATAAGCCCCGTGATGTTGATTTTGATTGGGGTGATGAAGAATCAGAAAAAAGACAAGATATAGTGGGGCAAAACGGCCCTACGGCTGAACACTATAATGCTAACGCTACCGATTGATAAAAACATTATAGAACACGCTGTTTGGCTAGTTGATAATGTAAACTATGGACAGCGTGGTAATGCTGATGGTGATAGAAAACAGCAAGTGCGTGGCATGATTGGTCAATGTATGGTGATGGATACTCTAGGCCATGACCTGCCACAAATCTCACATGGGCATGATGGCGGTATAGACATCAACTATAACGGACTAACAATAGATGTAAAAACGATGGGCAGGAATTGTGATCCAAAGCCAGAGTATGTAAATAATCTTATTAGCCTACAATCACACTTTGATGTAGATGCGTATATCTTTTGCAGTCTTAATCGCCAGGCTGTTACATTAACTATATGTGGGTGGATTGCTAAAGATGAGTTTTTAAAGCTGGCAGAATTTACGCCTAAAGATGGATATAGAACTCGGTCAGACGGAACTAGGTTTCAGACTAAAGCAGATTTGTATGAGTTACAGAACAATATGCTAAATGATGTAAATAGCATTGATGAATTAAAAAAGGGATTATTAAATGCTTAACTTGATACTACAATGGGTTGCTTGTTACATTGGCGCATTTGCACTAGGTTTCTGTACTGCATTGACGCTGGTTTATGTCTATGTAAAGTTGGCGCAGATTTGATAGCTGTTACATGTAACGCAGAAAGCCGAAAAACTCGTTACTTGCTATATCCTCTGATGTCGGCTTAACCGCCAGTAAACATTACTTATTCATAACGTACATTGTTACTTCAAAACCGAAACGCATTTCTGTAGCAGCTGGTTTAGTCCACATGATTTAGTCCTTAATTTATACAAAGCAAAATTGCTTGCTTGTAATAATGTGCCAAATGTTAGACACAAACAATACAGATAATCATTAAAAGTTTGCTACAATTGTAAATAGCGGCACGGCAACTTCATTAAAAGAGCCATCTTTAACATCGTTTAATACATACAGCCCTCTAAAATGATTATTGCCCTGCGGCCCCAAATACGCTTCATCGTGTTCATAACATGATCCACAGATAATTGCAGTCAATGGCTTACCCGATGCTGTCTTACCATAGGCAACCTGTCTGCCTTGTTGATGGCCTGCGAAAGCACTCATGTGTAATTTGTTGAGCATTTGTTGAGCAGTACCTATTGGTCGGCCCATTAGCCCAGATGTGAAATAGTGAGAGAAGGCCACGCCTTCAATGGTTACAACATCAAGAAATGGATATACTTCCCAATCTTGATAAGGCAAATCGTCAGTAGATATAAGCCCATCAAGTTTACTATCTTCATTAATAGCACGATTAATTCTGTTTTCATGGTTGCCTAACGTTAATACCATGCGTGGTTTGTATTGCTTTTCTTTATTCCTTTTAGCTTTAGCATTATATTCATATATAGGTGTCAGCAAAGCATCCATAGCTTGACGAGCAGCCCAAATATCTTTTGTATAACGCTTACCCTCAAAAGATTTTAATCCTCTGTCATAGGTGCTTAACGATTCCATATCTGCGAAATCGCCTATGTTTACCACGCAATCCGCTTTCTCTTTAAGAATGAAATTGCCAATAGAAGTAAGAAAGCTAAAATCTATGCCATCACGAGCCTGGACATCTGGCAGAACTATAATTTTCATCGGGTAAAACCCTTTTGTAAGTAGTTACTTTCGCATATTAGGCATAGGATGAGCATTTTGTAAAGAAGTCTTTTCATGTTTCTTTAACTCTTTCTCTAATGCCATAACATGTTCACGTTCTTTTTTCCACTCACGCATTATTTCATAGTCTTGTTTCTCATCACGAACTGATGGTTTTTCTGATGTGATTTTAAAGTTTGTAGCCATGATAATTCCTTATAATAAAAATAATGATACTTCAGCTTTCCTGCGTAAATCTAATCCTTTAATTACTTTACCGCCTGCCATGTTATATTTTAACCAAGTTTTAATTGCGCCTTCTTGATCGCCACGATTAAGTTTTTGGCGTAACGAACTGCGTTGCAATGTTCCAAGCCCCAAATTAAAAGCAAAGCTGACAAGAGCATCAAATTGATTCTGGGTAAGTTTAGCAGTAATGT